AAACAACTATTTAAAAACTGGAACTTGAAAAAGTTGAGATTGAAAAACTAGCTAATCAAAAAGCTAACGAAACTATCTACGCATTTCATGCCGAAAAAGTTTTAAACTCTCGCATCTATTCTGATTCAATCAATTTTGACATACCCGAAAAAAGGGGGTTATATGCTCAGTTGATTGCACCTCGTATATTGGAAAATTATAGAGTTAATCAAGATGGCACTATATTAGCAAAAGACGGTACAAAGGCTTTGAGTTTTGACCGTAACGGGTTTTATTCTACGGTTGATGAAGCTATCAAGGATTTAGCTAAGGAAATGAATATTTTAAAGGTGTCTAATGGCGGCACACAGCCAAACGTATCACAAACTAGTATTGTATCCACAAACGGTAAGAAAGTCGACTCAACAGGCTTAAATTTCCTTACAAAGCATTTAAGCGGAAAATAGTTGGTTAAAAATTTGGATTTCTCAAAAAAAAAGCGTATATTTGTAACAGATAAGGGGGATACCTCTTATTTGTTACTTTTTACAAGGTTTTTACGTTACCTACCAAAAAACGTCCTACAAATTGGGTTTGCGACCTATCAATACGCTAATAAATAAGACTTTTATTGCAACCGCTATTTGGTGTGGTTGTTATCATTTTTTTTTCATATAAAATTATATTATTATGGCAACTGGAACACCAGTAACAAGTGACATTCTATGTCAAAAAACAGAAGCGCAACTTGCGATTATGGAAACGGATTTAAACCCAGATTCCAATAGAGATTTTACTTTTAATGCTGTTAGAGCGATTCAAGACTCACAGCGTGATACATTGACAGTAGACCCAGGAATGGCGAAACCAGGCAGTAATGCAGCACGTCATATGTATTTGAAATTTTTAACACCTGACACAACGGTAGGAGATGCAACGACAGTTCCAGATTTCACGTGTACAGATGAAACGGACACACCTTTAGATTATAATACTGTGCCGATTACAATTGATGACGCAATTGGTGACACTTTCACAATTGACGCTAATTTGTACGATGCAACTTGTGAAGACCCAATGAGGGAGTTACAAGAAAAAATCAAACGGTCAGTAAGAAAAGGACTAGCACAATACCAGAAAAAATTGGTTACAAAAATGCACACCAATGTAGGTGCTTTTGCGGATGGTACAACAGCGACAAAAGACTTATTGTTGTTTACAAGTGGACAAGCTAAACCGCAACCAATGGGATGGCATTCTTTGATTAACGAGTATTCTAAACAATCACCTATCAGCGGTGAAACACCTTATGTTATCAGTGGTGCTGAGAAACTACAAGCATATCAGTACGCATCAAGTGTATTCAGTGGAAATGTTGACGGTTACGACCCGAATAAAGCTACATCCACTGGAGCAAATATTTATTTTGATAGAGCGGTTCAACCAGTATTAGAAGGGATTGACGCGTTGTTGACAAGTGGAGTTGTGGCATTTATGCCAGGTTCGGTTACTATTGCGGAATTTTTCAAGTTTGAAAACCCAATCTATGCGGTTAACCCAAATGGACGTTCAGTTTATGCACCAGTTCAATCTAGCGGAACAATTACACGTCAAAAAGTTGATGTAGGAACGCCAACTTTAGGTATTCCGTTTGTTGTAGATATGCAAATTGAGTATAGAGAATGTGATAATAAAGTAGTTTACAAGTGGAGAAAAGATTTTGACCTTTGCCATTTACCACAAACAGCTTTTGCATCTACTTTCAACTATACTACTTTGTGGAATATTGGTTGTGGAGATGTTGACTGTTCTATTTTAGGATAGTATTTAACAAGTTTTTTAATAGTTTCCTTGATTATAACGGGGGGGTGGGTGTAAATTCATCCCCCTTTTTAAAAAATATATATATGGCACATTTACCATTAGACCTTAGTAGTTTTTCCGCTGTTTTTACAAATTGCACCCTTGTAATATATGATGAAAACGGAAACCAAGACTACCTTTTTAACTTAGACTCAACAGCGGTAACAGAGTTAAGTAGCGGACGTGTACAAATACACGATGATGAAGGCAGCCACGTTAGTTTATACCCTTCTCAAATGGTTGACTTAGGTTTGACCGTTGCGGATTTAACTGTTAATGTTGCAGAATGTCAGGGCGGTGTTACTGGTTTAGCTGGGCAAAGTGGTTACTCACATACGGGAGCTTTTGAGGGCAAACCGTTGTCTAATAACTACGTTTGGCAAGCTGGAACGGGTATTAATTACACTCAGGCAGATGTTGACAATGAAATTTTTAAAGTATTTAGTTTATCTCCAACGGTTCACGCTGCGGTAGATAATCCATATTGGACAACACCAACACCAACGGGCGAAACGGGAATAGGACTTTTTCAAGGTGCAAATTTACCAAATGGTGTTACAACTTTGTTAGATTATTCATATGATTATGATACAAACTATCCTTTGTCAGAGGGAACAGGTTTTGAAGGTTCAACAGGTAGAATAAAACTAAATGACCTCGAGTATGGTGACCAATTGAGAGTACGTTTTGATTTTAATGTAATTCCACAAATTGCCAACACAACAGTAGAACCCGCATTGTGGTACTCTAATAGAGATGATAACGATGATATTACTTTTACTTTTCCTTTAACATCTCAACCGATTTTTTACGGTGGTGGTACTGTGGGCAATACGTTTCTTAATAGGATTGAAATATCGGCTTGGATAACTTCTAACGAAGATATTAACGCATTGACTTTGCCTGCAATTAAATCAGATAACCCAGTAATTATTCAACCGTTAGGACTTTTAATAACTATAATAAGATAAAAACATGATTAGAATAGTAAGAAACGAACAAGGTAATTGTATTAACTTTTACGGCTCAAGTAACCCAACCTATTGGAATGCTTGTTTGTCGGGTGAAGTTGATTCATCGGACAACACATTAGTAAATATAAAAAACGATATTAAAACAGCGGAAAGCGGAACTACTCAATATGAATTTTTCCGCATACCTTTTACAGAATTTAAAGACGAAGATAATAATATTTTCGCCAATGCTCAAGAGGTTGCCGATTATATAACATTAAAAGGAAATGTTACAGTAGGCAGAGGGGTTGACTATCAAGGTATTTGGAATCCTGACACCAACACGCCCGACATTACTACGGATGTGACAGGTTTTGTTAATGGTGATTTTTACAATATTATTACAATAGGAACTCACGATTTAGGGCAAGGCTTGGAAAGTTTTAAAAATGGTGATGAAGTTATATTTGACGGAACAGAATGGCAATTAAAACCCTACGCTGGTGCTCTCATTGAGTACGATAGCACGTCAATACTATTGAATAACAACGCATCGGTATATGCTGACGGGGCGGCAGGGTTAGAAGAACCAAACGGGGCGGAAGATGGTTGGTATTTTAAAAATGATGAGCAAGGTAAAAAAATTAATTGGTATTTTGTAGGCAATGAAAATGCGGGTTACCAGATGAACAAATCTACCTTACAGGGTGGTTATGTAAAATTGAAAGTACTGACCGCAATGGGTGTAGATAGCCCGTTTTTTAGTTTATACACAACGCCAAAAGGTGACGGATTCGATGCATTTTGGTTTAGAAGTAGGTACACTTACACGGGTGACTTTTCAGGTATTGCAGTTAATCAAGAAGTTATCGCTTATTGGGGTGATGACCCTTCCGTAAGTCCTGAGTTAACAAGGGTACAACTTACCTTAGACACTACATTTACTTTATTATCGGGGGCGGTTGATATTAGTACAGATGATATTTATACAATGGCATTGGGGACTAATTCAGCGGCAACGGTTGATTCTTTAGAATTTATTGCCAAAGAATTGGGATATAAAAATCAACAATACTTGCGAAGTTATTTATTAGAGGCGAAACTGGAGAATATTGTAGTACCTCAAAATAATAATGACTTAACGGGTGAAGTAATAGACTTTAAGTTAGATGCTACCTCTACCTCTATTATGTTGGACAATGGGTACGCGTATGGAGTTAACACGATTAAGGCGGTTGATACGGGTGATGGATTAATCACTATTCAATCAATACAAGGCGGTCTAGTGCATTGGATAAAGTTAGACCATGCTAATGTTACAATTGACGGTGATAGTGTCGTAGGCGGCTTAAATGACGTTATAAACACGTTAAACGAATTATATACGGTAGGGGCATTTCAATCGGTTGTAATATCAGACCCTTATAGTACAATGATAGCGGACGTAAATGGAGTAACTACAACAGAGGCAGGTGGTGCTCAAGGTACTGCAATTGAAACGGGGACGGATGAATACGGGGCTACTACTTCGGGATATAACGCAGGTGGGTATAAAACCCCTGAAACAATTAACCAAGCAGGCGAATATTTTACTTTTGACATAAGAAATGAGGGTATAATAGGCTTCGGTTTAATTCCTAGTCAGGCGGACTATGATAACGGAGATTACAACGGTAATTCTAGTTATGCTGACCCTAGTACATTTTGCAACGGTGTAAATTCTGGTCATTATGGGTATCAGTTTTCACATTGGTTTCATCCTAGTCCAAATGGACCTTGGACTAATTACGGGGCAAATACAGGCTATTCACAACGGGAGGGGTGGAGTAATGTAGACTTTAGGTTTAGCACAAGCCCTGAAGGAGCTAAATGGTTAGATGGTGACTTAGTAAAAATTAAAGTAGGGATAGACGAAAATAATTTTATTGTTATATCTTACTTTGACGAATCTACATCTTTATTTGTACCTATTGCACGAACTACGTATCCCGTTCCAAATGGGTTGGATTATCACTTAGGTATTAAGTTTGGAGATACTACGGTTAGATTGGTAGGTATTCCTAAAATACACGAACTAGAGGACTTAGCACCTACAATGTACTTTAGAGTTGTAGAATCTCCTGATGGAATATTTAATTATCCTGTATTTGCTACTACCGAAGAAGCTGAGTATTATGATGATAACAACGGAGGAACAGGTACATATACTTCTATAGTATTCCCTGACGACCCTACGTTTACAACTTGGTATATTCCAACAAATGGTCACATTGATAACGGAACAGCAATCCCTACTACAGATACTTTCTTAGGAAACCCTGTAACTTATACTGAGATTACAACATTAACAAACGCTGATTTAGTGCCAGCTACTTTTAGCGATAATTCAATTACAGTCAACGAATTAAGTGCCGTTAATGTACAATTGCATCCTGTGGGGGCGTCCTATGTCACTTCTATTGTAGATACAGACAATAGCGGTTTAACTATTGATGTAAATGGTATTCACTTAAATGGTACTTCCCCTGAAGTGGTGGGAGATTATGTTACTAATCCAACTGATACCTATGAAATTGAGGTAGTTAGGACTAATGCTTATGGTAGTTCAAGTGGAACACTTACTATAATTGTAAATAATTTAACAGCACCCGTAACTGCCATTAGTGGATTTAATCATGAAAATACATCTACCGCTATGATTGATTCAAATACGATGGATGACGGTTCGGTAGTTCATGTTAACGGTACAGTTGCAGATGGTGAAAGATTTATAATAGAAAAAGCTTATGTAGAAGCAAATATATTACCTAATTTAAATGCTGCCAATGATAAGTACATTATAGGTTTAGCTAATGAACCGAGCGATTTTAGTACCTTAGAATTGTCTGATTTTGATACTGCAATAGTTTGGGAGTATGAAACTGATTATAAGCACACTTTCAAATTTTATAGAGATGGTTCTGTAGTTCAGAATATTGTTGTTACTTCAGGAAGTCAAGCGTTTTATGATTATGCTATTGAGGTAAATGGGACAAGTGCTTGGTTAATTGCTTGTAGTTTGAATAACATAATGAACAACGCAAGCCCTGCTGATGGCGGTACTTTCTCCAATACTTATGAAGCTACAAACATAGAGGATACCGCACCCGTTAAAATTCATATGGCTGTATTAAATACAACAGGAGATATTAGCACAAATGATATTGAAACTATTACAACTCCTACTCCTGCACCAACCATATTAACTCCTTGGAATAAGGCAATAGATTTTAGCGGTAGTAATGAATACTTGAGGCAAGTTGCTAGTAATAATGTTTATAACAACCCATTAAGGATGGGTGGCTTAGGAGTAACTGTAGCAGCTAATAGTGATAGCTCTAAGACTAGTAACGCTAGTAATTCTAGACCTTGGGCAACTGCAATTGTAGTGTCATCTGATGGTAACAACTCTAATCAACACATATGGAATAGCGGAGAAGGAGCTGGTAATGGAGATGACAACATCTACCTTAGAACAGACCAGTTTGGGGCGTTGATATTCGGATGGGGTCGTGAAGGTGCTGGCTATAACGAACACTTGATTCTCTCAAATATGGGCGCTGGTTACTACGGTATTTATATCGCACATGACGGGACTAGATTCAACTCATCTGATGCTACAAACACTAACCTGAATGGTAGCTTCCGTTTTAAGGTGATGTTCTATTCTGGTGGTAGTTGGATATTCAACCCCAACCCTACCTTTGGTGGACAAGGTACATGGATTTCTACAGGTGCTAGGATGGATAGATATGTTAGTGGTGACTTTACTATTGGTGGTAGAAGTGGTAACAGAAGTTTTCACGGTAAAGTAGCTAGTATGGTTATAACTACTCTAAAGACTAATGCCACTATGCCTAATGATGCTGAGATTGAATTAATGATAACAGACCCTAAGAAGTGGGAAGATGATTATAGAAATGGTAATACAGTAAGGTCTCCTCATAGCGCTAGTGTTGTGACTTACAGTCCTACTAGTATCACTGCTGGTTATGGTACGACTCAAATTTGGTTAATGGGAGATGGTTCTCTAGATGCTTATGCTCAAGGTATAAGAAATGAAGTTTACCCATCAGAACAAAACTATGGTAAGCTGCAACTCAATAGTATGGTATCTAATGATATTGAGAATGTCAATATTGCAGGATTAAGTTAAACAATAAAAGGGGTGTTTTATTGCGCCCCTTTTTTAAAAATAATATATGACAAACATAAATATTTTCAACAAAGACAAGGATTGTTTTATTGGATTACGTTATTCAGCAAACCACAAAACACCTTCAAGCGGTTTATACATTAATGACCTTGCGGGGATGAATTTAAAGCGGTTTTCTAGTCTAGCGAGCAACGAAACACACAGAGGGGAGGACTTGTTTAAAATCTTACACGATGAGGCGATTTTAGACGTTTTAAGCGACTTTACGGGTGCTTTGAGTGAATCGTTTAATTTTAATTATACTATCGGCAAACGTAAAATAGGGCAGATTGGTAGTGTTTTTGGCGAGGTTAACAAAGACATAAAAAGGGGTTGTTTGTTTGAAAAAATAACACAAGACCAAACGCAAAAACTAAAGGTTCGCAATATTGAATTTAACTCGGATATAGCGGTTGACGATTGTAGTTTTTTTGTTGAAACACTAGCGGGAACTGACGAAATAAAAGCCAATGTAAAAGCTGGTTTAAATCGCATTTTGATTGATGTTGAAAGCAATGAGGATTATATATATGTATATACAACCAACTGTTTTAACTTAGCAAATGAAACGCTAAAAGGATGTAGTTGTTCTGATATTTGTTCTAATTGTTCTCACGCTTGCGGTGATTATTACGCAAAACCTTATCTTGAGGAAGTAGAAGGAACTAAGGTTTTTGTAGCAAACAATTTCATTCAATATAATGTATCCACGTTGTGCGATGATTTTGATTTAATTAGTGAATTTTCGCAAGAACTAAAGTTTGCAGTTCGGATGAAAATAGCGAGTAAAGTGATGGAAGAGGTTCTCGTTTCAGACGGTGTAAACCCGTTGGTACGAAACGGAAAGGAAGACGCTCAGACGCTTTTAACGAAGTTTAACGGTGGTGTTAATGTTATTACTGGCTTTGAAGAGAAGAGCGAATACGGGCGTTTATTGGAAGCCGTTGTGAGGAAAGCTAAAACGTATTTGGAAAACTTTGGTGGTCAATGCACAAGCTGCAATCATCATATAAAATACTTTGAATCTATACCTTAATATATTTGGAATTGTGAGAAAAAAAGGTTATATTGATTGATTGGTAAATTATAAAATTATATAAATATGTGCAGCTGCTCAAAAAAAAAGAAAATAAAAAAAACGGTCGTGAAACCTAGTTCAACAAAGCTACAAAAAACAAGCGTAATTAAATTAAAATAATGGCAGATATTAGCCTTCAAGGCTTTGAGGAAATACTTAATAGTGCCGCTGATATTTTAAGCGGTGAAAAGTTAAAGGAAATACAATTCCCAGCTTTGAAATTAGCCGAGGGGTCAATTTCATTACGTATTTTTAATGAGGGTAAAGCATCGGACAATAAATTAATAGGCAAATACAATAGTGCTAGTTACAAAAAATATAGGAAGTCGAGAAGACGCCAAACGGGTTACAAAGATTTAGAATTGGATGGAGATTTAAGGCGAAGTCTAACCGTAGGAACAAATAAAAAAGATTTTGTCTTTGGATTTGCTACCGATAGAGATAGAATAATAGGTGAGCATCAAGAATCACAAACAAACAAAAAAATATTTAGTCCTACAGATGATGAGATAAAGGAAATTAATGAACAACTTATAAATTCAATAGAACAATGTTTAAGAACCACGCTCAAAAAGTAGTTGACAAAGTAAAAGAGCAAACTACAATATTTAAAGATACTGGTTTCATATACGACCTAAAGAACCAAGGCGGTTTTTTGGGTATCACAGATAGATATATGAATTATTTTTATTTGCGTGTTGAGAGTGAGGACGGTGCAGCAGACCCTTATATTTTTAGTTACTCAGACCCTAAAAGGTTGAGTATTAATTTTAGTTTTAAACTTGTTTTTTCAATTGCAAAAGATGTTGATAACTTTGATATTATGATGATGCACCGAATCAACAAAATTGCTGGTGTTACGGTTGAGAGTTGTGACGATATAACGGAAAGCATATATTTGAGAGAAACGGGAAAAGAATTGAAAAACGATAATTTTAATTTATATTCATATTCATGCGATTACTCAAAAGAAACTAATTTGTCTAATTTGATTTCGTGTATTGATGAAGAAACAAAACAATATTTTTGCTAATGGTTATAATATATTTTACAATTAGTATTGTCTTAACTTACTTAACGGTTTTTATGTTGGATTCCTATATGAACAGGGGCGAAATATTGGACTGGATAAGGATAGGAGTAGCGCAATATATATCAAAGAAAAAAGGAATCGAGTTTAATATTGAAGAACTAGAGAATATTGACAACTACGAATCACCGCAATATTTTGAACGAGCGCAAGCGTACGAAGTTAAATTTTGGGAAATAGCATACCACACAAAGTTAATTAATCCTTTTATTTGTAAAACTTGCATGAGTTTTTATATAGGACTTTTTTACGCAATTGGTTTCATTTACTTTTTAAATTTAGGGTTTGCCTTTTCGGTGGCTTTTGTATTTGTTCAAAATCTAATTGTATTTTTTCTAATTGAATTAAAATCAAACTAAAATGAGCGACTTTAACATAAAAGGTGCGTATGATTTAGGGTGCTATTCCCATAAAGGGGATATTACTTTTCCAATTTTAGCGGATACAGATGGAACGCATCTAATGAACTACGAAAATAAAGGTAATAATTTCACAAATTACAATTTAGCGGTCAATGGTAGCGGTTTTTCTGTTACCAATATTTTCAATGAAGATTCGACCGTATTAATGCAAATTACAAAACCTGACGGTTCACTATTCACATTTACAGAGTCAACAATTGAATATGATACTTTTTATTTCACAACCAAAATTTTCACTCATGCGATTAACATTTCGAGTGGAAAAGTAATTTACAAATAAATATGGCAAATAATAATCACCTATGCACTTGTCCTGAAAACGTGGACGTAAGCGGAGTAACACAAGCGGAAATAATAAGTCAAACAATTGTTCAAAAACCTTGTGAAATTGTAGACGAACAAAACAACTTTCTTGCATTAGACAAAATTAAACAATATTTAAGCGAAAATACATTCCTTGCGGGTGGAAGTCTGTTAGGTCAATCCTTGACGGCTTTTGTTCCTCAGACTTTCACCTCAGCGGGATTATCTACGGTTTTTGCATGGTCATTTAAGGACGCTGACGGTAATTTTATTTCATTGCAACACGTAGCACAAAACGTTAATAATACAGCAATAGAAATCACCGCAACGGATGACATAGCGAGTTTTGATATTTATTTTTATGGACAATCTTAAACAAAAAACAATGAATAAGTTATTTTTATTTTTATCTTTCTTTTTCTTTATTGGTTCAATCAATGCACAAACAGCGCCAATTAAAAAGAAAACTTACGTAGACGAACAAAAGATTTTAAACGTAGAAGCGGCAACACCTAGAGCGGGTTATATTTCAGCACCTTATCGAAAAGCTGACGGAAATTGGTACGAAAAAACAGATGCTGGGGTTGAGCAAATTATCATTGATACGGTTGCAATGTTGGCTACTAAGTACGACCTTCAAAATGTAAGCGTTGATACACTTAATGAGATTGCGACAAAATACGATTTATCTAATATTAGTATTGATACGGTTTTAGAAATTGCTACTAAATATGATTTAGATACTTTTGATAAATCTATTATTACAGATGGTACAACTATAACAGGGAATGGTACATTAGGCAATGAATTAACATTAGATACAACTAATTTAATAGCTACTAAAACAGATTTATCTAATTTAACAGGAAGTTCAGTTGATACAATTAGTGAGATTGCGACAAAGTATGATTTGACACAAATACTAGGGGTGGGGATTGACACTTTAAATAATTATAATGAGTTAATTTCATATGTTGGAACATCAAAAGTAGTATTAATTACAGGAACGGGAAAAGGTTTATTTTATCGAACCCAAAACGGTACTCATAACAGAATTACGATTATTGAATCAACAAATGGAGTGAAATGGGAAAGGTTAATTGATGGAAAAAATTATTATGATAGTTGGGTCGAAATTGATGTTGTAGAGTATGGACTTGGAACGGTTGGAGTTGCAAAAGATAATTGGGACGCATTGCAAAATATTAGCGAGTTAACGCCAGTAGGAGGAAATATAATTATGACCCCAAACACGAAATATTTTTATGATAAGGTTATAGATGTCGGGGGTAAAAATTTAATTTCTTCAAATGATACGATTGCAACACCTGACCAAATATCTTCTTTTCCGAATGCTTCATATAATGCAGTCACTAGTATTACGGTAACAGATGGAAGCGAATTTTATATTGGAGCGAAAGTTGGGATTGCTAATAGTTCGGGCACATCGAATAATGATTTAATTGCTTTCTCGTCAGGTGCGAAAACTGCAAAAGTTACAAATGTTGTTGGTAATGTAATTACATTCGAATATAATGTCGGCTCAATAGATGCGAGCGATTTAGTTTTTGTTTCTAGTGATGCAATTCAAGCACAAACATCTCCTTTAATATTGGACGGAATTGTTTTTGAAGGAAATTTGAATAATAACGGGGCAAATTATGGCTGGGAATTAGGAGCAATGATTAGAAGCAATAAACCTGTTAACATTACAAATTGCCATTTTAATAATACGGTTTCAAATGTTTTTGCCCCAAGTGGATATATTGGATTCTGTAAGGTTGACAGTTCAGCAAGTGGTAGTTTATTACATATTTCAAGCGGTGAAATTACAACACTAAATGAAAGAACATCTTTCACAATAGAAAACAACGAAGGGAGGGAAATGGGGTTGCACGTTTTAGATGCTATACACAATCAAAACTTTATTGAGTACTCATCTTATGTCTACGATATAAATATAAATAACAATAAATTAAGAGATAGCGGGGGTGGGTTTGTAGGTCCTTTTTCTTTTGATGACTGGAAACTATCAATAAAAGATAATCAAGTTTATAATGCAAATACACAATTAACAAACTGTTTAGAATTTAATACAATCACAGGTACGGCTTACAGTTCAGATATTGAAATCGTTGGTAATAAATTTATTGATTCTGGGAATATAGATATAAGGGGTACGACTTACTCAGCAGGTAGGGGGATTTATAGGTTTACATTTAAAGAAAATACAATTAAAAACGGAATTATATTTATACAGTCAATGTATGGTGGTGAATTTTCAGGAAATTTAATTTTTGCAGATACTAATTTTGTTTTTGCGGATAGGCAAATATCTGGGCAAACTAACATTTTAGACCATTCTTTAATTTTAATGCGTTCATCTGCTGAAGTTATTTTTAAAGACAATCAGATTTTTACAACTGAATTACAAGGCAACAACGCATATCAAGCAATCGCAACGGCTGGCTGTGATAATTTGACTTTTTCGGGAAATATAATCAAAGGGTTTCAAATTGGCATAAATACGTATAATAACAGTTTAGAAGGGGGGACACCTCATAAAATTATATTTTTCGGGAATCAAATAGAGTCTATTGATGACCCAAACTGTACCGATGAAACAATAGCAACTTGTATAAAAGCAGCAAAAGGCAATTCACTTATTAACAATACATTAATTACAGACCAAAATGGGGGAATAGGTAGACCTTTAACACTTCATATTACATCGAATACAAACAAAGGAATTACTACTATTATGGGTAACGGAATGTACACTACAAACGCATCGGCAACAAGGTTTCCAATAGGGGGAGGTGATAATGACGAACTTTTTATTGTTAATAATTATGGTGTCTGTGGTGACCCTAGTGTTTTAATTCACCCAGATTATTCTGGGGGGATAAATTCTACTATTTCAAATAATTTAGCATCTGATTCGGATAATGTTGACATCCCTTTTATTGATTTGCCTATTTATCTAAACTTTTTAAACGAATAAAATTGAAATATTTAAAAATAAATAATTTTGCTTTTATAGTATTGCTATGACAACAATAATTTTAATAATTTTAGCCGCAATTTTTAAGGCGGTTTGCGACAAAATACAATTTCATTTTTCAACCTGTGTTTTTCGTAAACTGGGGTTGTTTTGGAATCCTAAAGAAAGCTGGAGGACAAAATGGAAGAACGGGAATAAAAAGGAAGGGGAAGCGTTTTTCATGTCCTCTACTTGGTTAGTAGGTTTTACAGACGCCTGGCATCTTTTCCAATCCTTACAATGGACGGCAATAATACTAAGTATTTTATTTTTCAATCCTATAACGAGTAATTTAATTTATGATTTTATCATACTTAGATTTATTGTTTACCCTTGTTTTTTTCATGTATTTTTTACGTATATTTTTAACACACGCACAAATAAAACTTTTAAATGAATGGGGATTTTACAACAGCAGCTATCACAATGCTTTTTGCATCAAATGGAATAATATTTTTAATTGTAAAAAATATGTTTACTAAAAAGATGAAAAGTATGGAATACAACTACATGAGAGAAGCAGACGAACGAGAACATAGGCAAAAAATGGAAGAAGTTAACAAAGTTTCTACGACTATGTTATACGAAGAATTAGAAGAATTGAGGGTTAAGATAATTAAACAAGTACAGAACGAAGTTAAGCAAGCTGAAAGCAACGCAGAAAAACAAATATTGATTGACTTATTCAAAATTCAATGCCCAGGGTGCTTTGCATCTGTTGAAGCCGAACTATTAAAAAAGTAAAAAATGGATACTAAAGCCTGTTTAAAACTAATACAAGAAATAAACGACATTCTAAACGAAACGGAAAAGAAGAAAGTTGAAATAAAAAAGAAAATTAAAGTTTTTTCAAAAATAAATAAGTAAATATTATGAAATTTAAATTATTATTATTATCTTTGGTACTAAGTACAGCAGTTATCGGACAAGATACATTAACATCAGAGGATGTAATTATTGAAGTAACAAACGAAATTGCAAATGATTTGAGTCCAGTTTTGGACTTAATTAAAAAAGGTGAAAAGCCTAATGATACAGCGGGTTGGATTATGTTAATCTTTACAACTTTGTTACCTTTTATTACTCAATTTTCAGTTAACAAAGCTAAATATAGCAAGTTACTTGAAAAGGTGAAAGCGACAAACGGAGGAAGTAAAACAATAGCGTTTTTAATTTCGTTGTTAATAGGACTGGGTTATGAAATATTAGAGAGTGGAATTGATTTTGATAGTACAGATTGGGCGGCAGCAAGTGTAATTATATATGGAGCAGCAACCTTAGTACACGTGATTTTTCAAACCTTAAAACCAAAAAAGGAGATTGGTTAATTTATTGTTTTTTATTTTTATTGTTTTAATTGTTAATGTTAGGCGGTTGTTAGTTTTTTTGATTTGGGGTGACCGCCTAGCTTTTTTAAAACATCAACATGGTTTTTTTTAAGTGAGAGTAATATAGTAGCCGACTAGATGAAAAATTTTAGTCGGCATTTTTTTAACAATTTTTTTAACAATTTTAATTCAAGGAAATGAAAAAGAAAAAGAAAAAAGATTTTAGACCTCGACTCAACGGTCAAAGAAAGGAAATGTATGAAAAGTGGACTAATGAAGAAAGTAGGGTATTAGTAATCGGTGATACACATTGCCCTTTTGATTTAGATACTTACCTAGATTTTTTAGTTGATACATACAATAATTATAATTGCAATAGAGTTATTCATATTGGTGATGAAATAGATAATTGTGCTGCATCATATCATGAAAGTGATGCGGATGGTTATGGTGCTGGTCATGAATTAGAACTGGCAATAGAGCGACTACAGAGATATTACAAAGTGTTTCCTAACGTAGATGTAATAATTGGTAATCACAGTCGAATGGTTATGAGAAAAGCCCAAACGGGTGGAGTACCTCGAAAATGGATAAAAGAATATAACCAAGTCCTAGAAGTTCCAAAATGGACTTTTCAAACCGAGTTAGTTATTGATGATGTTTTATACATACATGGTGAAGCTGGAACGGCTAGAACAAAAGCAAAAGCAGATTTGCAAAGTGTTGTCCAAGGTCATTTGCATACTCAACTATATGTAGAGTATTTTGTAGGTCGTAATAGGCGTATTTTCGGACTCCAAGTTGGTTGCGGCATAGACCACGAAGCATACGCTTTTAACTACGCTAAAGCTGGGAAAAAGCCCGCTATTGGTTGCGGTGTTGTAATCGGTGGAAAACAAGCAATAGCTGTTCCGATGGAATTAGAAAAATATGGTAAAAAATCAAAATACAAATAATATGAAAAAGTTAATCCCCGTTTTTTTATTGTTCTCTTTTTCTTGCTTTAGCCAAGTAGAAAAAATTGAGCCACAAATAAGTATTTTTACAGAATGGAATTACACAGTATATAAGCCAGTAACCAATAGTCTTTTATTCGGCACACCTGATTTACGTTTAGGGTTTATGTATCACGCAGAAACAAATATGCTAGTTGGCTTGAGTCATGGTATTTTGAACAACGATTATTCAATGTACATCGGATACAAATTCAAAGTACCTAAATTTTTCAAACGTAAAAAAAAATAATATCTAAGCGGTTAATTAATTTTAGCCGCTTTTTTTGTTTTTCAACTAAAAACTATTATCTTTGACTTATTATTAACAATTTAAACAATTAAAAATGACTCAACTATTATTAACCGCAACAAAAGAAAACCAACTCTTCCAATTAGTTGAAAGAATGGCGTATGTATCCGAGCAACTAAAAACGTTTAAAACTAAGGTTTACCGATTGGAGGAAAACGGCAAACTTTTAAGCGTAGACACTAAACCTCAATTATCGATGTATAAGCGGCTTTTAACTAACGAAGGGTTCAACGTAACACAAGTCAACGAGCAATCGTTAGAAAGCCTTATTGACGCTTACAAAGAAGGATTGAAGGTGAACATTGAGGAATTTTACATGAACGACTTTGAACTAGAAATATCGGCATACATTGAGGATTCTGCAATTGAAACAGCGGCAACATTTTTTATCAAGTCGGAACAGTTTATTTTTATACTTGAAAAAATGGGGTTCTTAGTTGATTCAAATGATGGGATTTTTGATGTGAAAAGTGAAACAGAATTCTACGATGCTTCAGAGATTTACGATTTCTACAATTTCACAGAATCACAAAAGTCTATGATTTTAAATTATTATTTATCATATAAAATGTACATCTAATGATTAAGATGAAATATTTACAGCAAGCAGCAAAGGAAACCTATGATTTAGGTGACCTTTGCATTGAATTTGGGCAAGTTAAAACCGTATCGGCTGACTTTGAAAAAGATATATGCTTAACTAGTTTATCAAATTTACTACATAAATACAAAGAAAAAAACGATTACATAATTGCAGACCTTGAAGATATTTTTTACATCGATGCACAAACGTTGAGAAAGGTTTTAAAAACGAGATACGTTGGTAAAAAAATAAGAAACAGAATTTATTCACAATTAGCCGCAAAAGGCGAACTTAATTTAAAATAATGAAAATAGTAACAATAATAAATGACAATGACATTACCCAATCTTTTCACAATCATATTGAAAGAGTAGGTATTGAAAGATTAGGACATATTCATTCAGTTCCACCGCAAGCAATTAAATCACTTGGTATTCTGAATAAATCAGAAATACTTGTTTACGTATCAGAAAAATACGGTAAAAATATACTTATCAAAACAATTTGGAGCAAAGAGAAGACAATAAAAATCTTAAATAAGACATACCCAAAAATAAAATTATGAAAATTAGAATTAAATTAGAAAACGGTGGGAAACTACCAATTTACGGCACGAAGGATAGTGCTGGGTGCGATTTATACGCCAACATTGAAAAAATTATTACTTTGATGCCGCTAGAACGTGTATTAGTGCCTACTGGTGTCTATTTAGAGATTCCTGAGGGGTTCGAAGCTCAAGTCCGTCCACGTTCGGGATTGGCTCTTAAAAAAGGCTTAACGGTTTTAAATTCACCAGGAACGATTGATTCAGATTATCGGGGTGAGGTTGGAGTAATTTTGGTAAACTTATCGAACTACATTCAAACGATAGAACCAAATACAAGAGTCGCACAAATTGTTTTTTCTAAATACGAAAAGGTAGACTTCATTGTATCCAAAAACTTGGATGATACTGAAAGAATCGGAGGATTCGGGAGTACTGGTGAAAAATAGTTTAAAATAAATTTGGAATTACGGAATAAAAAGCCTATATTGTGTTAAATTGCGAGGGCATCCGTAATTAAAGAAAGTAAAAACTAAGATTTTAAAAGGTCAATTTTTAGAGATGCCCCTCTAATTATTGGCTTTTTTTTATTTAAAATTGAAATTAAAATGACAAATTTATCAGAGTCCAATTGTTATGAAATACTAATGAATAGTAACTTTCTACATTTAAGAAATAGATTCCTTTGTAACTCAGGGGACTATTTACTATCTACATTATTAATTGAATTACTAGATAAGTACAACAATCAAAATGATTCTATACCAGGATATGCAAAGACACTTGTATATCATACACGCATTTTACAACATAAAACTAATTGCAATCTAAGTGATTTTTTAAAAACTATCGATAAGTTAGTAGAACGTGATTTAGCAAAAATTGAAATAGGAAACATAAATATAAAATACAACTTGAATTTTAAAAAAATATTTGAATTGTATATCCCCCTTCCTTTTTAAAGTATATATTTACGTTGCATCTTTTTAGGTGCAGCGTTTTTTTAACAAATAAACAATAATAATTATGATAAATGTAAACTGGATTAAAATAAGAACTGAAATGTTTAACGATGAAAAAATTAAACTCATTGAAACCATGCCAGAAGCAGATGGAATTTTAATTATATGGATAAAAATATTGTCATTAGCTGGAAAAATAAATGACGGAGGTTTAATTTATTTAAGTAAAACAATATCTTACAATGAGGAAATGTTGTCAACTTTATTTAATCGGAAAGTTTCAATAATTAGACTAGCACTTGAAACCTTGTCATCTTTTGAAATGATAGAAGTTTTTGAAGGTGGGAAAATTGCTGTTCTAAATTGGGAAAAACATCAAAATATAGATGGATTGGAAAAAATAAGGGAACAAAATAAACTAAGACAACAAAAACACAGAAAAAAACTAAATGAGCGACAAAAAACACAAAAAAAGTTAACAGCAGCAAAGGTTACAGACGATGTAACGTTACCTGTCACGTTACGTAACGGCACAGAGAAGAAAAGAGAAGAAAAGAAAAGAGAAGAAGATATAACTGCCGCTTTAGTTTTTTTGCAAGATAATTATAAAAAGCGAAAAGTAAATATTGATTTAGTGGCAAATAGAACAACAGTAAAAAAGTGCCTTAAAAAATTTACTTTAGATGAAATTAAACGAGGTATCATGCATACAATTTCGGAAAAATTAGGAGTATATATTGAAGGGAAAAGTTTAGAGCGTTATTTAAAAGTTTCAACTATTTTTGCAGTTGAAAATATGGGTAAATATGTTTCTGACTCAGAAGGTGCTGAGGTTTTGACTTCTGATGATTTAGAAAAAATTGTTTTATATGGCGAAAAAGCACTAAACTGTAAATTACATGGCGAATATAGGGATAATGTAAAAAGCAAGGTCGCTGAACTAATACAAACAGGAACTGAAACAAAGAAGAGTTTTTGTGAGTTACTCAGGTATGCTGTTGATGTATCCGATACGTGGAGCGACTGGGAGCACCTTCTAAAAAATTCATCAACTTTAAGAGAAATAATAGACAGAAGGTTTAAAAATTAGGTTTTTAAAAAAAAATATTATATTTTTACATTAAGAAATTGATAAAATTAAAAAACAACAATATGTATTACAACGAATTTAGCAAAATAGGGATAAACTGCCCAATTGGAAACACAGGACAAAAAAAGGTAGTATGTCCAAAATGTACTGAGCGAAAAGGCGAAACAAGGGAAAAGGATTTATCTATTAATTACGAAAATGGTTTATACAATTGCCATGCTGCGAAATGTACGTTTTCTGGTAGTGTAGCGAAATTAAAAAAATACAGTAGACCTAATCCTCAAAATATTAAAAGTTTAGGGAGCAATGCGGTGCAATTATTTGAAGGGCGTGGAATATCACAAAACACATTAAAGCAAGCTGGTGTAACTACTGACCAAAGAGGAAACATAGTTTTTAATTATTACAAAAACGGTGAACTAATAAACACAAAAACTCGTTTTGTTGTGGATGGTAAAAAATCATTTAGGCAACACATAGGAGCGGAAAAGATTTTGTATAATGTGGATTCATTAAAAGGTAAAAAGAAAGCAATTATAGTTGAGGGCGAAATCGATGTTTTAAGCTGGATTGAAGCGGGTTTGAATGATGATATAGGGGTGGTTTCAATAGACCAAGGCGCAGGAACAGTAGGAAGTAAATTAGACGGAAAACTAGAATGTATTAAAAACTGTGCTAAAATCCTAAACGAAATAGAAGACTTTTACTTATGTGTTGATAAAGACGAATGCGGTAAATATTTAGAGGATGAGTTAATTAGAAGGCTAGGACAACAAAGATGCAATATAATAAATTTGCCAAAAGGTAAAAAGGATGCTAACGATATGTTAGATTTATCTAAAAACACTACATCACATGAAATAAATAAAAACGCATTATTGCATTGTTTAGAATATTCTAAACCTGTCCCTATGGATGGTATTCACGATTTGGATGACGAGTTATGGACTTTGATGGAAAAGCAATACAACGAAGGGCGTTCGAAAGGTAAAACCACACATTTTCCAGCAATAGACGAAATATTTAGCTACCTTCCTGGAGATTTGACACTAATAACGGGTATCCCAAATCATGGGAAAAGCCAATGGGCAAGGATGCTAATGGTGATTAAATCTAGTATTGACGGCTGGAAATGGGGTTGCTATGTTCCTGAGGATTTCCCTTTAGATTATTTCTTTGAGGACTTATGTCATATTTATCTAGGAATTACTACCGATTTGACGTACAATAACAGAGCAACACCAGAACAGTTTGCCGAGTCATTATTGTTTGTGAAAGAGCATTTTTTTTGTATATATCCAGAACGAGATAAAAAAACGGGAATTGCACCTTTGCCTACTAACGATTGGATTAACGAAAGGATTAACTTTTTAAAATTAAAGCATGGCATAAATGCAGTTTTAAAAGACCCTTGGAATAAAATAATGCACAACATAGGCAATCAAAGAGAAGACCAATACCTCGCTCAAGAACTGAGCAAAGAAAAGTTTTTCGCATCTCAATTTGATTGTTATTTTATTGTTGCACACCCTTCTAAATTGGTAAAATTAGCAAGTAATGAATATCCATGTCCTAGCGCATACGACTTGAGCGGTGGTTCTATGTGGAACAATATGATGGATAATATCATGGTTGTACACAGACCGACTGCGGAAAATGAACCAGAAAACACCTCGGTAATAATAAAAACCGTAAAAATTAAAAAGAAAAAGGTAGTAGGTAAAACTGGTAAGGTTTCAATGACATTCGACTTTAAAAAAGCTAGGTATTTCCAAGAAATAGACGGCTTTAATCCATTGAGTACGGTTGTAAATATAAACAACAGTCTTAACGATATGCCACGTCAAAATTTAGACGAAATACCATTTTAAAAAATATTAATGAGATTTTATTTTAAAAAGTTTTGTTTTTAATAAAAAAAAGGTTATCTTTGTATTCATGACAAGTGAGAAAGCAAAGCAGATTATCAGAGTATTAGAAAAGTGGATTGAGAACGGTGACAATGGGAAACTTAAAAAATATTCTTTTTCCGAGAAGTTAAAAACGGAAAAGAAAATTAAGGAATTAAAAAAATTTATATAACATTTAAAATTTTAAAAAATGGAAGTACAAGGAAAGCTTTTCAAAAAGATGGATTTAAAGCAAATTACGGACTCTTTTAGAAAACAGGAGTTTGTTTTAGAGATTGTTGATGGTAATTACACCCAGTTGGTTAGTTTCCAAATGACTAACGATAACTGTGATAAGCTTGCAGCTGTAAATGTTGGAAGTGAAATAAAAGTATTGTTTAATCTACGTGGTAGAGCGTGGACTAACCCAGAAGGGGTAGAAAAATATTTCAATAGTTTAGATGCTTGGAAAATCGAAACCGTAGGTAATGCGCAAGCAACCACACCACAACAACAAGGAGTTGCGGAAGTGCAAACAGGTTTAGATGTTTTACCGTTCTAAACTATCCCCCAAAAACCGTTTAAATCCCTATAAACCGTTTTAAAAAAAAAACTGACATTCTTTAATTATTATTTATAACATAAATTTTAAGAAGAAAATTAATTTCAATTTCAAGCTAGGTTTACAGTTTCCTAGCTTTTTTTTTACAATAAAAACAATAAAATGAATATATCTAGTTTAATAAAATTAACCATAATGTGTTTTACGTTTTCGACATTAATATTTTATAATTGCAGTAGTACAAATAGCGTGATTTGTTTTGATACGGAAACAAAGGAAACAGATTACACGCAGTCTGAATTAGACAACGTACAATATAGGCAATTAGTTCAAAAACAAAACACACAAATTAAATCCTTAAAAAAGGAACTTAAAACCGAAAAAGAAAAAGACTTGCACCCGAAACGGTTGTTTGCATTGAGACACAAACAAGCTGCAATGGAAAATGAATATATATATGGCATCCCTCACGAAATTACATTAGGTCAGGCAATCCTAGAAAGCAACGCTGGACGCTCTACATTAGCAATAGAAGGTTATAACTTTTTTGGTATGAAATGCGGTAATAATTATAATGATTGCATTGAGAAAATGACACATGAATATGTTGACGGGAAAAGAATCAATAAAATAGCTAAATTTCGCAAATACGAGAGCGTAGAGCAAGGATTTGAGGCACACGCTGAGTTTCTACAAAAGACAAGATATGCGCACTTAAAGTCGCTTAAATTGGATTACAAAGGTTGGGCGTATGGTTTGAAAGAAGCGGGATACGCAACGGATATAAAATACGATTCAAAATTAATTGACGTTATAGAAAATTATGTAAAATGATAATATGTATATGCGGCGGATTCTTTGAAATTAGTGCTGTTGTTGTGTTGTTGTCAATTTTAGGAATCAAAAGAAAAAAGAATGAATAATATTATGATTTTAATATATTTTGTTATATTTTTGATTTTCAACTGGTGGCTTGATTTTCTGAATGAGGTTTACCGCAATCATAAGAAAAAAGATGAAAAAAACAATAATTGAAAAAGATGGCAAAGTTCTTGCAAATATAGAACTTATAAAAAATGATGAGGGCAAAACGTGGAAGGTTACAAGTTTTCATGATGCCGAAAAAACAACAATTTTAGAACTAATAAAACAATTAAAAAAATGAAGAATTTATTATTATTAATCATTATGACTTTTGCGGCTAATTGTATTGGTCAAAACAACTACCCTCGTTTGAGTGGTGATTATGTTTCGAACTATGACGGTGATACCTTCACTTGTACGGTTTGGGTTGTTTCGGACAAAGACAATTTTACGTTTGAGGAACGAACAATAAAGGTGCGTATTTTGAATGTTGACACTTATGAAATATACAGACATTCACAGACCTCAGTACAAAACCAAAAAGCACAAGATGCAAAAGAATTTACAAGACGATTACTAAGCAAGGGAAAAATTGACATACACCCAAAATATAAAGACCGTTACGGTCGGTTAGTTTGTGAGGTTTACCCATGGAGGTCGCTCGAGTCTATGAGTGAGTTATTGAAGATGGAAGGATTGACAACTGGGCGTTATGAGGATGACAAAATAAAAAAACCTATAATTGGAGTTTTCAAAAAAAAGTAAACTATGAAAAAGTTAATTAAAATCCTTGATTCTACAAGGGCAAAGGATGACAAGATTGTTTTAATATGGATGTGGACTATTTCACAAAAGATTGATAAACAAGAGTTTACAAAACTTATTAATTATATATAACGGTTAGTATAAGAAACGTGGCTTTTTTGCCATGTTATTTATACCGTGTTAGGCTTAGTTTTAATTTAAACAAAACAAAATGAAAGGATATATTTATAGTGAACAAATACCAATGTTTGGACATAAAGATATTATTGGTTATGGTACTGATGATTTTTATGTAAAAGAAATTGACAGAAAAGAAGCAAACAAAACCATAATAAAAAACCATTATAGTAAAAAGGTTTATAATGGTACTTATATTAATTTAGGTGTTTTTATTAAAGGTGAGTTTTTAGGCGTATTACAATATGGTTATGCTATGAACCCAGCAAGTGGGGCGAGCCTTGTAAAAGGTACTGAAATGAACCAATACTTAGAACTTAACCGAATGTGGTTAGATGATAAAGCTGAAAGAAATAGTGAAAGTATGGCTATTGCATACAGTATTAAGTACATAAAAGGTAAAATAAAAACCATAAAATGGATTCAAAGTTTTGCTGATGAAAGATGTGGCGGTTTAGGTATTGTTTACCAAGCGTGTAGCTTTGGTTTTTATGGGGAGCACACGAGTAGTTTTTGGGAGTTAGAAAATATTGTTTACCATAATACAAGTATGACAGTATCTAAAAAAAGCACAAGATATAAAAATAATGTTGGTGGTTGCCAATATTTACAACTGAATAAAGAAAATGCTATTAAGCATGATTTAAGACAATTTAGATACATTAAGTTTTTAGATAAAAGGTGGAAAAGCAAATGTACTAAAGAAGAAAAACCATACTTAAAGCATTATAATAATGATTAGGTAATTAAGCCTAAAACTTTGTTTTAGCAATGACCTTAGCTATATTGTACATAACGCAAAGTTAAACGCAGTTGAGGAACGAAATTGACGATTTAACAATTGTTATTTGGTTTTTTAAAATATAATGTGTACATTTGATTATTATTAACAATTAAAATTTTAAACAATGAAAAAGGAAAAATTAGCAGAGATTTATAGAAAGTACAACCTCGAAAAAGAGGACATTTTCAAACATCAACATTATTTAATCATCACCCGTTCAGGAATTGAGAAGATAATGGGTGTTGAAAATATTAACATTAACTATGAAGTTATCAAGTGCGAACGTGATTTTGTAGTAATTAAAGCGCTAGGTCAAAAGGACAATGTAAAAATCCAAACATTTGGAAGTGCAGTAAAAGGTAAGAGTTTCCGAGATGGTAACACCAATAGCTATTATGTGACAGAAATCGCAGAAAAGCGTGCAATGTCTAGGATAGTGTTAAAGATAACTGGACTATACGAACTAGGTATTTTTGGAGAAGATGAAAGCGAGGACTTTAAAAAACCCCAACAAGTACAAGAAACTGCACCACAACCAACAGCTGAGGTGAAATTAATTTTCAATACTGCGGAGTTTGAGAAAACAAAAAAAGCTATATTGATGTACGTGGAGCAAGGTTTGACGTTTCAGCAGATTAAAGCTAAAATGGATGTGAGATATAGCCAATACACAAATGACGCACTAAAGTTATTAAAAATCTCTACAAAAGAAACAATAATATTATAATGAAATTACCAAAAAATTATTTAAGTTATTCGGCTGTGCGGGCGTTCAATGCAACGTCAACACGCCGACAATGGATACAGCGATATATATTTAAAGAACCCTTTTTTACGTCAAAAGAAATGATATTTGGGCGTAGAGTTTCGGACGCTTTGGAGGAAGAAAACTTCTTCAAGATTGACACCGATATTATGGAGGTTGTTGGACGTGCAAAAGTAAAAGACCCAGCTGAAGTTTGCCTTGTATTGCAACAAAGAGGATTTTACATTATTGGTTATTTGGATGCTTGTAGTGAAGATTACACGCACGTAACAGAGTACAAAACTGGGAAAGCAGAATGGAATCAGGAGAGAGTAGACAACCATTTGCAATTAGATACGTATTCACTTATGATTTACGATGCTTTTGGAATTATTCCGACTAGCGAGTTAATTTGGATGGAAACAAGGGACGCAAACGTAAAAGGGGGTGTTGAGTTTACGGGTAGGATTGAACGATTCAAACGGACTGTAACAAAGCAAGAAATTGAAGATTGTAGGAAAATGTATAACGATGCTGCGGTTGAGATGCAAGAAATTTACAAGTGTCACCTTGAAGGATTTTGTTTCCAGGATGCAAAAAAAGCTAGGGAGAAAATAAAAGAGATACAAAGTTATTTATAACGGACTTAAAAAATAAATAGACAAATGAAATACATGGGAAGTAAAAATAGGATAGCAAAACATTTGTTGCCTATAATGTTAGAAAATAGAAACGGCAAAACTTGGGTTGAACCTTTTGTGGGTGGTGCGAATATGATTGATAAGGTTGAAGGAAAAAGAATTGGAGCAGACTTTAACAAATATTTAATTGATTTTTGGAATGAATTAAAAAACGGATGGCTACCCCCAGAACACGTTACAAAAGAAGAGTATTACAAAATAAAAGACAATAAAGAAAATAATACTAAAATGACTCTTTGGGCTGGTATATGCTGTAGTTATGGTGGTAAATGGTTTGGGGGTTGGATAAATGATTATAAAGAAAATAGAAGGCTTAAAAACGGAAGGTTACCAAACCACCAAAAAGAAAGTAGAAATGGAGTGTTGAAACAATTACCAAAGATACAAGATGTTGAATTTATACATAGTAGTTACCAAGATTTAGAAATACCTGAAAACAGCTTAATTTATTGCGACCCACCGTATGAGGGAACAACAAAATACAAAGATGATTTTAACCACACTGAATTTTGGGAATGGTGCAGAAATAAAACCAAAGAAGGACACCAAGTATTTGTAAGTGAATACAACGCACCAAACGATTTTAAATGTATTAAAGAAGTTTTAACAAATACACAGTTAGGAAACGGAAGTAATACTGGAAATATTAAAAAGACCGACAAGCTTTTTGTGTATTGTGGCTAACACAAGCTATTTGACGGCTCGCTTAGAGTTGTACATATAACGTTTGTTAGGATTAAAAAATAAATATTATGGATAAACAATATAAAAAACTGCTCAAGGACATTCTCGACAATGGAGGGAAAAAATTTAAAATAGAAAGAACAGGTATTTATGGTTTGATTTTTCGTGCAAAATGTACAAAAGAGGGTTTACATGAATGCTTAAAATATATTGATAAAGACGATAATTTTAAAACCCCACTTGAGTTGAATGTAGATGGTGTATTATTTAAGTTGGGTAAAAATGGATTATCAGGGAGAGTTTTTCTTTATAGAAAGGAGGAAAATGAATGGAATATGAAACAATCTAATAGAAGTTTTTTTCCTCAAGAGTTTATCGAAATTAGAATCAGAATTGTAAAGTATCTTTAAGAATTAAAAATACTTTACATCTTAATTTGAAAAAACAACACCAAGTTAGACGTAGTAACTCAGTTATTAACGTCTAGCGTTTTTTTTTAAAAACAAAACTAAAAAAATGGATAAACAATATAAAAACTTATTAAAGGACATTCTCGATAATGGAGGGAAAAAATCTGATAGAACAGGAACAGGAACTTTTTCTGTTTTTGGTCGCTTTATAAGATACGACATGGAAGAAGGTTTTCCTCTTTTGACTACAAAAGAAATGTCTATGAAGTCTGTAATGACAGAGTTAAAGTGGTTTCTGAAAGGGGATACAAATATAAAATACTTACAAGACAATGGATGCAATATTTGGAATGGGGATTACAAGAAGTCAGGAAGAACAGACGGTGAATTAGGTCCTATCTATGGTAAGCAATGGAGAGATTGGGACGGTATTGACCAAATTGCAAATTTAATAAAAGAGTTGAGAAAAAATCGAGATTCACGAAGGCATATGGTATCAGCATGGAATGTTGGAGAGCTTGACCAAATGACACTCCCACCTTGTCATTATGCTTTTCAATGCTATGTTAGCAACAATAGAAAATTATCTTTAATGTGGAATCAGCGTTCCGTAGATACTTTTTTGGGTTTACCCTATAATATTGCATCCTACGGTATGTTATTGTTATTACTTTGCAAAGAAACGGGGTATGAACCTGGCGAATTGATAGGGAGTTTGGGTGATGTACACTTGTATAGTAATCATATCGAGCAAGCAAAATTGCAATTGACAAGAGAACCTTACGACTTACCAACCGTAAAACTATCTAATGTAGATATTTTAAATGGCGAGTTTGATTATGAATTGATAAATTACAAATCACACCCAAAAATTAAAGCACCATTAAGTAATTAATTATGAAATACAAAATAATACTTTTTACGTTTTTAGTTTTTTTATCTAGCTGTTTGAGTGAAAAAATGGCGGTGAAAAAGATTGACCAAATTGCAAAATATTATCCTCATCTTATTAATGAGAAAACAGACACGATTATTGATGTTGTGGAGATAACAAAAGAGGTTTTTATCAAACCAGACACGTCTTTTCTTTTTGAAAAATGGAACGACAAAATAAAGGATTCAGTAACTTACAATGTTATTGATTCAGCTTATAACGTAGAGGTAACACTAGTTCGTGATACGTTTGTGAAAGTATCAGTAAGGACGGAAATAATAGCTGATACGCTTTTAATTTCAGTTATAGACACGATACAAAAAACGATTATACAAAAAGAATATACAACAAAATTAAAAAAGTATATACCTTTTTGGATTTATTTACTTATATTTGTATTGATAGTATTAATTTTCATAATCATAATAAAAGTAAAATGAACTTAAACGAAGATATAAACGAAGATAGATTCAATATAATGATTTTTGTTGCTGGATTTGCAATATTAATCAATATTTTATTTTTTTAACCTTGTAAATATTAGGTTTTTAACTAAAAAAAGGTTATATTGTCTAATAAATAAACTAAAAAAATGACAACAGAAGAAAAAGACCGACAAAAAGTGTTGATAAGAGAAGTGAGCAGGCTAAGAAAAGAAGTTAGCACGCTTAAAAAAATCAACAGGAACCTATTAAAAGAGGTTACTACTTTGAAACTTGATGATGAAGCTGCAAAAACGGCTCAGGACGATTTCCTGAGTGATTTTTATAACGATTAAAAACAATATTATGATACCAATTTTTTGTAAAGAAAAGAGAAAAACAAGGAAACTACTTGGGAAAAAATACAAAATATGTGAGTTTGTCGGGGATGGTGTTAACTATTACCCTTTTATTCGCCACGTAAACGACTTACCTCTTTTGTGCATCAAAGTAACTTTTGAGGATTTCGAAAAGTCCTACATTAATCAATTATTAATCAGTTCTGGATTGCAACCGCTTTATTCTGATTTGATGAATGTTAAGAGTGAAGAAGATTTCACGTTTATGGAAAGCATGAGCGAACTAGAAGCACTTGAGTTTAAGCTTGGTATTGCAGAAGAAAACCAACAGTTCGAGTTAGCGGCTGAATTGCGTGATAAAATTAAAAAAATCAAGGACAATGAAGGAAAGTAAACAAATAGGCGGAAATCATTATAAGTCTTTAGCAATAGAACCGATTCGGTATATTGTAGAGAATGAAATGGATTTTTGCGAAGGAAACGTAATAAAATACGTTAGTCGATACAAAGAGAAAAATGGTATCGAGGATTTAAAAAAAGCAAAGCATTATTTACAAATTTTAATAAACAAAGAAAAAATAAAATAAAATGAGATATTTAATAATTCTATTATTGTTTTTTAGTTCCTGTTTGCCCTCTAGGCATACAATTAATTCTAACCCTAGTCATTTATTGCTAGATGAAACAACAACTTTGACCTTACATAATAAAAGTGATAAGCCTATTAATTTCTATATTGTCAACGTTGAGGAACGATTTGGAGAAATAACAGTCCAAGTTAGCCCGAAAGATAAAACAACATTAAAAAACTTTATTTGTGGGCGTTACGATGTGAGCGTAGAGGGTCAAACAATACATAACAACCTAATTAGACCACGTTTTAAAAATAAATATACTTATGAAAAAGGAAGAAAATAAGGACTGTATAAAAGGAAAAAATTGCACTGCGCCCTTTTGCCTTTGCTACATTAATGAAAAAAACATACCAAAATTAAAGAAAAATGAGAGAAGAAACGAGAAGGAAATATGAGTTAGTAATAGATGGGTACTTGAGTAACTTAACAATGGCAAAGGCTTATATGCTAGTTTACCCCAATTCCTCACTGGCAACCGCTCGCATTGAAGGTTGGAAAGTAATCCATAACGAGAAAATGTCTGACTATATCGAGCAGCGAAAGGCGGAAATACGTGACGAGATGGAGCGAAAGCATGGAGTCACTAGGTATTCGTTAATTGATGACCAACTAAAGAAGAAGAAAGCGTTGGACGTTGTGTTTGAGTTGGCGCAAAAGGAAGTACTAAGCGAAAAAGAAGAGGACTTATTAAAGCGTATGTCTTCAGTAATAAGAACAGCAGATGTGAACAAGGCGGATGAAATATTGATAAAAATGCTGGGTTTATTTGAGCCAGAGAAAGTCGATGTTACAACGGATGGCGAAGAATTGAAAAATGTATTTATGATAGGAGGCAAGGAAGTCAAGTTCTAAAAACAAAAAAATATGATATCAGAAGTAAAAGTAGTTCCTGGGTATGAAGATTACGAATGCGATATTTTCGGCAATGTGTATTCATTAAATTATAATAAGACTGGGGAACGCAGGAAATTGAAACCCGTTATTACTATGTATGGTTATTTGGCTGTAAGATTATTCAAAAACAAAAAAAGAGTTCATTTTGCAGTACATAGATTAATTATGTTGACATTTCACGGAGAAAGTGATTTACAGGTTAATCACATTGATGGGAACAAAAAAAATAATAATTTCCTTAATTTAGAGTATTGCACAGGCTCAGAAAACGTTAAACATGCATTTAGGACGGGGTTAGCTTGTAATAAAGGGGAAAATAATAATCGGGCTAAATTAACAGATAAAAATGTAGTCGAAATTAAAACAGAGTTACTAAAACCTTATAGGGGAATTAATAACGATTTAGGTCGGAAATACGGGGTAAACCCAGCCACAATCTCAGATATAAAAAGGGGGAGGAAATGGAAACACGTAACAATTGATTAATGAAGGAGAATATATTATTTAAACCCTTTCCAGCCCAGGAGCGTTGGTTTGAAATTGCAGCTAGTGGAAAGTATCAGTTTGTACTCGCGGGCGGCAGCGTAAGGAGCGGTAAGACTTATTTCATCCTAGCCTTTTTCATTTTTATGTGTAAGCTATTTCCAGGGGCTAAGTATATAATAGTCCGTAAGAACTTACAACGTATAAAATCTACAGTTTTCCCGACCTTCTACAATATTTGCCCGCCTGAGTTCCTGGTTAACGAACCTACGCAGCACAATAGTTTTACAGCAAAATTTAAAAATGGTTCTTCCATTGTTTTTTTTGCTGAGAACAAAGACCGTGACCCAGATTTGAAAAGGTTTCGCGGATTAGAGGCAGATGGCTTTGGCATGGAGGAAATGGATGTTAGCTTCGAGGGCTTCATGATGGGCTTACAAAGGACAGGTACTTGGAAAATGGGTGATAGGAAACAATCGAAGGAACAAGGTCGAGCAATTCCCCCTCAGATTGTATTGGGTACAAGCAACCCGCAGCAAGGCTGGGTTAAATCTGAAATATACGACAAATGGGTAAAGGGGACATTGAAAAAGTCATGGAAATACATTCCTGCAAATGTTGTAGATAATCCTTATGTGGAGAAAGATTGGATTCAGATGCAAAAGGATAATTTGAGTCCTTTAATGTATAAGATGCTATTGGAGGGCGACTGGAATTTAAATTTAAACGAAAACCCTTTCTTTTATGAATTTAAGCATGAAAAACACGTAAAAAAGGATTTAAAAATCATAGACACACAAAATGTTTATTTGTCGTTTGATTTCAACTACAATCCCTCAACTGTTTGTGTTTTTCAATTTGATTATGTAAAAGGAATAAGGTTTTTGTATAGCTATGAGTCGAATGGTGGATTAAGAAAATTATTAGATAAATTGGAGCAATTTAAAAAATATAATCTAATAATAACGGGCGACAATAACGGACATTCTCGTTCCGCCGCTGGTGGAAATGTTACGTGTTATTCTGAGATTGAGGAATATTTTTTGCAACCGATTAGCGCAGTAACCAAAAAGGCTAACGCATTACACGAACATTCAAGGCGAATTTGTAATGATGCTTTGTACAAATTGCCTATTGTTTTTGATGAGGTCAATTGCAAGTCATTAATTAGCGAAATTAAACAAGCTATTCCAACGGATGCGGGGAAACTATCAAAAAAGATTGATTTGCACCTAGTGGACACATTCCGCTATGCGATTAATTTACTTTTTCCAACTATTGAAGAAATAGACCGAGCAAAAAACTTAATAAACAACAGCAACAAAACTAACAAAATACTAAAAGAGAAACACGAAATAAGGAAAGAAAAGATTAATAAAACAAAGTCGAAGATTAAGATAAAACTATGAGTAAATTAAAAAGAATTTGGAACGTAATAACGGAAAAAACGGACAAAACAGAAAGCATCTACGATGAGCATTGGATAGCTGGGCAAAGATTTAGAGTTATAAAAGATTTCGGTTCAACCGCATACAAACGTTTTATTGCGTTTCAATATGCCACAAAAAACGTGGATTATGGGTTGTTAAAAAGTGATATTAATATCGCACTAGATATGATTTTAGAAGCTAATGAAAACCGAAAAAGCAACGATATTTCCGCATTGGCTAATTACATGAAGTCAAATCTAAACGAATATACATCAACTAGGGTTTTATGGGAGATTGCAAATTGTTTTATTTTATTAGATGGGGAAAACGACAAAGAATTAAGCGATAAATACAGCTTAAAGAAAAAAGAACTTTGCGAAAATTCTCAGGCTATTGAATTTTTTTTTTTGAAAGTTTCAATAGATATTCTGAAAGCTATGAGCATTTTATCAAAGGATACAAAAATAGAGGACTATTTGAGAACGGATATAGGGCGAAAAAACGAAAAAGTGTTTTTAAGTCAAATCAACAAAAAGATTTACAGCTAGTTTTGGACTCAGCTAACGATGAAATCCACTACCTCAAAGAAAACGGATATAAGGCAGATGAAATGAGTATAGGCGAAGTTTACGAAGTTTTAATGTTGTTGAAACGAAAAATAGAAAGGTTAAATAATCAAGGAAACTAAACACCTTTTAAAATATAGAAAAATGGCAAATATTAGCGACAATAATGTAATACTTAGATTGATATTGAAATCTAAGGAATATCAAAAGGATTTAAAAAAATCAACTACATCAACCGACAATTTAAAAAAATCAATTACATCATTAAAGAGAATTTTAGGCGGTGCAATTGCTTTTAAAATTACTAGAGATATAGCAGCGTTAGCTATTCAATCAGAAAAAACAAAAGTTAGTTTTGAAGCGTTTTTAGGTTCGGCAAGAAAAGCGGAAAAAGTATTAAAAGATTTAAATAAGTTTTCACTAAAAACACCATTTACGCCAGAGGAAGTAAACCAAGCGGGTAAGGCTTTGTTAGCTTTTGGAATATCACAAAATAAATTAATTCCATCCTTAGAAGCTATTGGCGATTTAAGTGCTGGCACAGGTAAAAACTTTAATGAGTTAGCGGTGATATATGGAAAAGCAAGAGTACAAGGAACGTTATTTGCTGAGGATATAAACCAATTAACGGAGGCGGGGATACCTATATTAGAAGAGTTTGGAAAACAGTTAGGAGTAAGTGCGGGGGAAGTAAAAAAACTAGGTAGCCAAGGGAAAATATCTTTTTCTAACTTGGAAGAGGCTTTTATAAGTCTAACTAGCGAGGGGGGCAAATTTTACAATCTAACTATAAATCAATCTAAAACTTTAGGCGGTGTATTGTCAACGGTGCAAGGTGCATTTAGTGGTCTTCTAAAAAATATAGGTTTAAAATTTTTACCCGCTGCCAAAAATGTAGGGTTGGCAATTGGTGTAATGGTTGATAAATTTAATGAATTTATATCTATTCCAGTTGAGAAAAAAATAAAAAACGAGCAAGAGGAACTAAATTTGTTAGTTACTAATATAACAGATGCTAATATAAAGCAAGAGGATAGGAATAAATTAATAAATGAGTTACAGAAAGAATATCCAGCATTTTTAACAAACCTTGATTCTGAAAAAGTAACTAATGAAGAATTATCGAAAAGATTATCTGATGTAAATAATCAATATATTTTAAAAATTGCACTACAAGCAGAAGATGAAAAGTTACAAGAGAAATCTAATGAAGTTGCAATTAATTCAAGAAGATTAGCGGAACAAAGAACGAAAGCCAATGAAGTAGCAAACAAATTAAACAGTAAATATAATCTAGGTTTAGATTTAACAAATAAAACACTACAAGAAAGGGTTGATTTAGTTAAACAAGCAATAGACTCAAACGATGATATAAGGATAAATTCAGCAACACGAGCGCAGTTAAATCTAAGTACATCAAGGGAAAAAAATAATTCAATATTAAAGGATGAACTAAATATTTTACAACAAAGAAGGAAAGAAATAGAGGAAAATATAAAATCTCAATTAGGGATAGGCGATACAGATTTTATTGATGGAGGAAATAAAGAAAACGAAATAATTAAAAAAAATGAGAAAATAAATGAAAAAGAAAGAAAAAAAATAAGAGAAAAAAAAGAAAAGGATGAGAAGGAAGCACTACAAAATATTATAGATTTAAAAAATGCGGCTATTATTGATGATGAGCAACGGCAAATAGAACAAGCGAGGACAGCAGCAGAACGGACAATAGCTGGTTTGGTTGGTTCAGAAAAACAAATTGAAGAACAAGCGAAACTAATTAGAGAACTTTTAAAAAGAGAAGAGAAGAAAATAAGGGAATCATTTCAACCATTTACCGCTGAGGATGTTGAAACCCAATTATTTGAAGAATCAATAATAAAGGAAGAGGCTGAAAAACTATTGGAAAAGATGCAAGTTGAAATAGACAAGCAAGAACCTTTAAAGTTAAATATTCAAACTACATCACCCGAACAACTAAAGAAAGATACTGAGTCAATAAATAGTGCAATTGATAGTGCAGCACCAGGATTCGGTGAAAAAGTAGGTAAATTATTTGACCCCGAAAGCGAAAATAACAAAAAATTACGTGAGGGTTTAAGCGCATTGCAAGACATAACAGGTAGCATATTTGCGGCAGATGACAAAGCAACAGAAGCAAGACTAAATAATATTGATGCACAAGTGAAAGCGGCTGATGAGCGTATTAAAAGAGCGGTAGAAGGTGGAAAAGAAGGTAGCGAGGAAGTTATCGCAATTGAAAAAGCAAAGATAGAAACACTTGAAAAAGCAAGGCAAAGAAGCTTGGAGCAGCAGCAAAAACAAGCGAAGATTGAAAGTGCATTGGCGGCAACAAGTTCATTAGTTAATGCTGTTCCTTTAGTTATTGATTTGTTTAAGAAAGGTGGTTTAGTTGGAGGACTTGCGGGTATTGCGTCAGTCATTGCTAGTATCGCAACGTTAAAAGCGGCGGTTCAAAAAAACACTCCTACCTTTCATGATGGTACAAGTTATGCAGATGAAACGGGGACGGCAACGGGTGGAAAATTGAAATCTAATGAATTTATGGCAAAATTGGAAAAAGGCGAGATGGTCATCCCTAAAGGCGATAGCGCACGTCTAAGGCACTTAGGTGTAAAACATACCGATATACTTAAATTAGCAGAAAGTACGAGAGATAAGGGCGTAGTGACCTTAGGTGGTAATTTGGACGATTCGCAGCAAATAATAGAAACAAATAACCGTATTATTTCCCAAAACGATAAGCTACTTAGATACATCAAAAACCTAAAAACAGAGGTTAAAATTGATGAACGTGGGTTGAGCATTAGGCAAATGAGATTACAGTCAAAAATTAAAAAACGTAGATAATGAATACAATTACACTAACGGACGAAATCAATGCAATATCAATAGAATTGACAGACGTTGAAGGTTTACAAGATTTGACAGAAACGATTGATTTGAGCGAAGATAAAACGCTGACTTTTTCGGTAACTGGTGAAATATCGGTAATCGGAAATAGCGGATACCAATTTATTAAAGATTATTTTTTCGGTTGTGATAGCTTATGCAATAACAAAAGCCTTGACGCTCAATTATATATAAGTTGTTGTGATACGTTGCAGGATTTCATAATAGAAAGGTCAACCGTAAAATATGATATTAACAATTGTAAAATACAGTTTGAAATGTTGACAAGTTCAACAATTGAACAAGGAAAAGACTTTTTAGATAGTCGGTATTGGTGGAAAGACTATTTAGCCGATAATTTTTATTCAGATTTCATTAATTACAAAGGCGGTGAAAGTGGTTTGCTTAGTTATCCCTCTTTTTTATTTATTGATATATTGAATTATCAATTAGAAAAGGCTGGCATGACACTACAATCCAACTTGCTTGCATCAGAACCCTACAACAACCTTTGTTTTACCTTCAATAACTCAGCACAAACCCTGCAAGGTTCGTTTATAAATACAAAAAGCAATACTAGAACAATGTTAGACTTGATTAAGGACGTTGCAACATTGCTAAATGCCGAGTTTATTTTTACAACTGACGCAAACAACAATAATAAACTTATTTTTGAACATAAATCCTATTTTTTGGATTCAGATAATTACACATTAATAAGTTTAGAAGATTTTTATACGCCAAATGCAATAGAGTTGCAATATATTGATAATGAAGATGATAACTGCAAAAGTATTAGATATGCTTATGAATATGCCGGCATTACTGACTATGTAATTGAAACACAAACAATATATAGTACACTTGTAGAGTTTACTGAAAATAACGACCCTTTAGCGGAATCATGTGAAAAAATAATGCCTTTTCATGCACCTTTGATAGATGAAACAACGGGTAAATTCTCAGGCTTGACACCTAACGAGTTTAGAAGTGAAACAGATATAGTTGTAACAATATGGGATGGCAACGGTAACAAGGGCAATGAAAACGGGACTAATTATCCTATTAAGTCACCAGAGGACCAATGGAATTATCCTTTGTACTTTGATAAGGATTCGCCAAATGGACTTTACCAGAAGTTTCATTATTTAGACAACCCCTCAATAAGTAGCTGCTCGATTGAACTATCGGATGGGAGTATAGAACTAAAACCAGTTGATATTACCTTTTGTGATTTTAAACAAATAATAGATGACAATGGATTGTTTATATTGTTTACGGTTACCGATTCAGATGATTGCAAGTATTATTTAAAACCAAATACTGTTAATTTGAATTACGGAACAAACACCATAACACTAGAAAATATAAAATTTAATTAAGTTTTTTTTTTGAAAAGTTTGGAATTGTAAAAAATAGCCTTTATGTTTGTGCTAACAATTTATTAATTAACATTTTAAACATTTAAACAATGAAAAATTTATTATTATTAGCGTTATTCACAATTTCAACAATTTCAGCAACAGCACAACTATCAAGTAGTTCACAGTTTGTGCGAAAAAACTTAGATGAACAATATTTACAAATTAGAACTAAAGCAGTATCAGAGTGGAGTGGTGATAACGCAATGATTGTCTACTTTATTAATAAACAATGTGAAGCTCTCATTAAATACTATGAGAAACCTTATAGTAAAATGATTACGGCAAAAAAAGGAACTGAGCATGATGGTAGGTTCCTTGAATTTATGACAAAATGGACAGAAATAAATGCGGAGGGTGGTGTATTTGTAGACCATAAAATGGTAATTTATGAGATTGACAAGTATTTAAAAAACACAGATTACTAAAATTAATTAACATTTAAAACTTAAAAAAATGAATCTAGTACAGAAAAAACAAAAAAGCGTTACGAAAGCATATTTATGCTTCTTATTTTTAAATTTACATTACCTATATTTGGGTAAGTATAAAGCCCAGTTAGGTTATTTTCTATTACCGACATTTGGCTTAATCATCCTGGCAGCTGGTTACAGTTTAGGCGGCTTTATGCTCTTAGCCTTTATACTTTGGGCGTTGTTTGACCTCTTTACATTGTGGTATAGAGTCAATAAAATCAATGATAAAATAGAAATGTACAATACTCAGGTAGAACTAAATAAAATTGAGTTGTACAATGGGAAAAGTGATGATGGAATATCGTACTTATAGTGTTGAGGTGGGAAAGTGAAACCTAAAAACACCTTAAAACGACCCCAATGTGGGAAAACCGAGATAATTAATTTTATTTCGGTTTTTTTTTGCCTTTTATTTTGTTTTTTAAATAATAACCCTTATCTTTGTTTCGACAAGGCAAAGGTCGAAAGTCATACGATTCGATTTGGTTTGGTTAATGAGTTGGGTGTGAGTAGCTGATAAGGCGAAAGCATCCAACAAACTTTTGAGATGAGAAACACATTTAACTTGATATTTATTATTATTTATTTAATCCAAGTAAATAAACTCTATATGCAATACAACAACGATTTTAGACATGATTTAAAGGTCGGTATGACGAAGGAAAAGGAACTTGGGGAAATATTCCAAGGTTCTACAATAGAGGTCAAGTACGACCTTAAAGCGCTTGAAACTGGTAACGTATTTGTAGAGTACAAAAGCAGGGGTAAGCTTAGTGGATTGTCTACAACAGATGCCGATTACTATTGTTTTTGCTTGGGCAACACGTTTCATTTAATCAAGACCGAGGATTTAAAAGCTGTGTGCCGTCCTTATTTCAATACCAACAAAGATGTAAAGGGGGGTGATAATAATACGTCAAAAGGAATCCTATTACCTATAAAAGAATTGTTTTGATTTTTATTTTTAGCATGATTGATTGTTTGGGTGCTGCCATAATTGGTGGCACTTTTTTTTGCCCTTTATTGAGATTATTTTAAAAAAAGTTTGTTTATTAAATAAATAGTCCTATCTTTGTTATGTCAATAAGACAAAAACAATTAAATAAAAAAAACAATGACACAATCAGAAACTAATAACCTAAAAAAAGAAATTACTATGATGGTTGACCTTGTAGGTTTCAACTTTATGGAGTGTTCTTGGTTGGATAAATTATCTATTAAAGCAAAAGGTACTTTAAGAGAGTACTTTGCAGACGCTGGGAGCTTATCTAAGCGAGAAATAGCTATTATGTTATACAAGAACAAAGACGCCCAATTATGGAATCACATAATGGCTAATATTAGATAAAATCCCAACCACTCAAAACCGTAGCACATCAGTAAAAAGGTGTGCTTTTTTTTTGCACCTACCTTAAAAGCGTAATAATTATTTTTCAAATAACGCTTTTTAAATTAGGAAATATGGATATTATTTTGTACATTTGCAATTAGCGATTTGAAACATAAAAAATCGTAGACATAGACAGTAAGTAATAGTATTAAATCTTATTTGTCAATTGTTTTTGAAAGTTGGGTTAAAAATTAAGCCTATTTTTTTGAGAAACTAAAGCCATATATAAAAGGTAAGTTTTTGGTTAGAAATAATTACTTGATTGCGCCTAGTTGAATTGTTGAATTAATATTTTGCTCCAAGCCTTTGTGATAGCGACCAATTGGAGACACCTGAAAAAGATGGTGAAATATAATTGTAAAGAAATTGAAACAATTAGAAGGTCAAATATTAGTTTTTCAATACTTTTTTAAATGATTTCTTAGGAATAAAGGTGATTTGTCAAAATCGCCTATAACCTGAGGTTTATCTTTTTCTATAATGCTTTACAATATTAACAGTATAATTACTAGTTAAGTGTGCGCGTGTGCTCTCTCTAAAAATAAATGAAAATAAATTAAGTTTTTTTTTCGAAAAGTTTGGATTATTGGAATATTGGTTGTAAATTTGATTATCGTTAACAATTAAACAATAATAAAATGAAAAAGTATTTAACAGTATTAATTGAAGAAAAAGGAAAGTCATTAGACGACACTATTAATCTAGACGGTCACTTCGGTTTAACTTATGGAATGTTAGTAGATTTTATTGAAAGCATGGAAATGTACCACGCAACAATAAAAGCTACATTAGTAAAGATAGATTTTATGAACGGTGATGTGTTCCATTATTTAAACCACTTAGCCGCTGGAATGGTTGAAGCTGTAAACAAATAATTAGCGAATAATAAAACAAAAGGGATGAGCTTTAAAAGTTTTTCCCTTTTTTTTATCCAAAATTAGGTTTTTTAAAAATATTGT